TCGTTAGGAGACTACCATGTCGTACCACTTTTATATAGGCATAAAAAAAGGGAGACCCGAAGGTCTCCCTGAAAAGTGTCCCTATCGGGATTCTTTTTATACAGGTTCTTAGGTGAGGATGTTGTCCACACGGAAGATTCTGTAGTACTGGTTGCTCTTAGCAGCAGCAAGACCGTCAGACGGTGTTGCACCAACGAAGGGGTTAGAAGCCATGCCGTAGCGAGTCTTGAAACCAATCTTCGGTTGGAACGTATCTTCAGCAACGGCCTTAACCATTTGCAGAGGAACGTAGGGGCAGTAGAACACACCAGCGTCATAGGGGTTAGTACCCTTATAACCGATTGTGCAGTAGTCTGCCTGTGCATAAGGGTCAATGTACACACGGAGACGACCGTTCAGTACACCAGCGAATGTGTTACCTGTGTCATCAACTTGGAGTTGAGTAGACATTGCAGGAGTGTAGTCGAGCATACCAGAAGCAGCAAGAGCAGTTGCAACGTCAGAAGAACAGATAACAACGTTACCCTTACCACGACGAGTTTCTTTTGCAATTACGTTTGCTTCACGGTCAAGTTGAACAACGAGACCCTTGAACTTCTCAGCAGACCAACGACCATCAGCGTCAGAAGAAAGGTCAAAGATACCGTTCTTAGTGACGTTGGCTTGGAGACAACCTGTCTTCGCCTGAGAGTTTACAGTACGGATAACCTCACGGTTGATTTCTGCGAGGATTTCTGTAGACAGAATGTTTGCGAGTTCTGTCTCAGCGTCAAGACCGTGGATTGCTTTCAGGTCTTGTGCAAGTTCCAAACTGTACTCAGCTTTCAGCGCACGAGACTTCGCAGTCACGGTTGCCTTTTCGATGGTGAAACCCATCTCTTCGAAAGCGCCTGCACCACCACCGGAACCAAGGGCTTCTGCGTCAGCAGTAGACATCGGACGACCAGTGATATCAGTACCACGAAGGGCATCAGCAGAGTCAGCAACAGGCGAGATGCCGTTGAAACCAGAAGGGTTGTCAGAATCGTGAGCAGCAGCACCAGACGAATCACCAGAGAACTGAGTCTCTGCTTCGTTGAACAATGCTTCACGGTTAGAAGTCGAACCACCACCGTAACGTGCCTTCATCGCAAAGATGAGACCAGTAGGGCCAGACATAGGTTGAACACCACACACATCGTATGCCATCAGGTTAGGCATTGCACGGCGCACGAGAGAGATCAGGATCGGATCCCATGTACCGATAGAAGATGTAGCGTTAGCGGGAGCAGCTTCTGTGATGAAGCCTGCGTGTTGGGCACGCTCTTCTTGGAGAGCACGCTCTTGGTTTTCCAGAATCGCAGCAGTAACAGCACGTCTGTGGTGATCTTTAATTTCACCAGCAGAACCTTCGTTAAGTACCGGACTCCACTTTTCGATCAAAGAATCGTAAGAGTTCATATCAGTTATCCTTACTTATTAGCGGTTTGTCTAATGGTTTTGAGGTACTGTTCCATTACGCTAGAAACTTCGACTTCAACTTCTTCGGAGTCTTCTGCAGTAACTTGTTCAGCAACTTCGGTTTTTTCTGCCTTGAAGAAAGACTCTTTGATTGTTGCAACTTTAGATGCGAACGACTCTTCGTCATCAAAATCTACGTTCTCAACAAGACCACGGAGTTTCTCTACTTGAGTTTCTGCCATACCACGTGCAGCTTCAGCAATGATTGCGTTACGCTTGTATGTCTCAAGTTCTTCGGCAAGTTTAATTGTGTCACCAGTCTGCTTGTTGAGAGACTCTTCAAGTTCTTCAACCTGACCGGCAAGTTCGTCAACTAGGTCAACTTTGGACTCAGGAACTTCGATGTAAGACTCAACAAAGAGGTCTCTCATCTTGTTCATGAACGTCTCTGCAATTTCAGTACGGAGACCGTTCTGAACTGCAACTCTGTTCTCTTCCATCCAAGTCTCAACCACGTAGTTGAGGTAGCTGTCAACCTTCTCTACGAGGTCACTCTTAATAGAGGCAACTTCTTCAGAGAGGTTCTGCTCATACTGTGCTTCGATGCGGTCTACTTCTTCAGACAACTTCGACTTCACAGCAGCTTCGAAAATTACAGCAGTTTTAGCCTTGAACTCATCACTGAGTGTGGCTTCAGACTCGACCAATGCGTTCAGTTCTGCGGTAGTATCAATTTGTGTCTCAGCGACAACTTCTGATTCTTCCACTTCCACTTCTTCGCCCATCATTTTACCGTATGCAGCTTGAAGTTCAACCTTTTTCATTGCGTTGAGCTTACCGTACATGGCATTGATCATACCTGCCTTAGTTTTCGGAACAGGAGCTTGTTTTGTTGCGTCTGCGGCCTTATCTACCGATGCGATAGATTCGGGTTCTGTGGTTGCGTCAGCATCCGGTTTACCCTTGACTGCAGGAGCAGCTTCGTCGAGAGTCTCTTCCACGATATCGTTAATTTCTTCATCGTGGAGTTCGACATTCTCGACTTCTTGATTAACATCAGTCATATCGACTCCTTACAATTGTGATTTAATTAACGAGAGGAAATTCTTAAACTCTCGAATCTGCACTTCTGGACGAAATGCTTTCGGAGCAGTTTTAATTTCAGTCTCCATTTTCTCAATTACCTGAGGCTCTAAAATGCCGTTATTCCAAACCCAGTCAACACCTTCCATGATTCCATTAACAAATGCATCAGGTGCGCTAGGGTCTTGTACGATGTCAACCGTACTAAGAATAAAGTCGTCTTTGACGTACATTGCGCCATTTCTTTGCTCAAGGCTACCCATACCACGAGTTGACACGCCTAGTTGTACACCGCCTTCAAGGAGACCTTTTACGATCTGACCCATTGGAGTATCCAATATTTGTGCCTTTCCGACTACATCATTTCCCTCAAACTTGAGGTCAGTGATGAGGTGCGAAACTTTATCAAGGTTAACTGTCGGCCCTTCAGGGTGATTCAATTCACCAACCGCACGTTTCTTGCTAACCTGATCTGTAACGTACTTACCTACCGCTTTTTCCATAATGGGTCTAGGGTAGATACGTCCGTTTCTATTCTTCTGATCGGCCTGTGCGAACACGCCTTCGATGACATATCTCTTGCCACCGTCTTCCTTCTTCTCTACGATACACTGTAGATCGTTTTCTACGTATTCGCTAATCAGTTTCATCTGAGTTCCTTTATAATCGTCTCAGCGGCCTTTTCTGCTTCACGTTGATTACGGAAGGTATCCAACATGTCGCCGTCCACATAAGCGGTAAAACCTTTCTTCCCCTTTACGATCTTGACGGGGACTTTCATGATCTTCTTATTAAAGACCACATCCCCTTCGGGTTTGCGGGCTTCTCTTAGTTCCTGAAATGTTTTCATACTAAGTTTTACCGTTTGATATTATTTATAAGAATTGAGTTTTTTAGATGAAATTTTTATGAAGATTCTTCTTCGTCTTCGAATGCACCAGAGAAGATTTCTTTACCTTCTTGTTCACCAGTGTCTTCGTCTTCGGCGTCTTCCTCTTCTTCGAACTCTGCAATTGCAGCATCGACCTCATCTTCGATCTCTTCGTCCGTGATGTCTTCCACATCATCGTCCTGATCATTGAAGATGGATTGCGCCATTGCAACCTTCTCAGTGTCCAGTCTTGTCTGAACCTTATCGTTAATCAGAGAGTCGAAGTGGTTCTTTGCCCGATTAAAATTCTGTTGTTGAAGTGCGTTGATGAAATCCTCTACGGAATTTGTCGGTTGTACTACCGCATCAACTTCTACTTCTTGATCTAATTCACTCATTCAAAATCTCCTTCTGTTTCGTCATCACCTTTATCGTTCTCGGCTTCGACTTCATCTTTCATCTGTTCGATGTCCTCATCGGACATCATCATGACGTTCTTCATAACCCACTCACGTGAGAAGTACTCACCAACATAGTTGGTAATTCTATCCATTGTATCTAAACGCTCTCTAAGAAGTTCTGCGTTCTTCATTTCGGTAAAGTGGTTGTCACGAATAAAGTCAATGACGATATCGTTCTTCCACTCATCCCAGTCTTCCTCAGTGATAATACCCTTGAGGATCAGTTGCTTCTTGAGGATACCCAAGAACAACATAGAGAATCGTCTACGGAGTCTGTCCACAAACTTCTGGAACTTAACTTCGTCTCTACTGATCTCAGTAGATCGACCCAATGAAAACTGTGCTTCCTGTTCCAGACGATTGATCGGTACGTTCAAGGAACGGTACAATCTCTTCTGGAAGTAAATGATGTCATCTATCTGACCAAGGTTCTCACCGCCAGGCAGCGTAGAAATCTCAGTACCACGACCACCTTCCTTACGAGGTAGCCAGAAATCTTCCAACATGGACATGTGCTTACGATCATCTTTGATCTGTCCAGTGTTCGCATCATAGACTAACTTGTTACGATAACGAGTCATGATGTCTTTCATGTGTTGTTCTGCCTTACCCGCAGGAAGGTTACCAACATCGATATAGAAAATACGTCTCTCAGGTGCACGTGCAAGACGATAGATCACCAGAGAGTCTTCCATCATCCGCAACTGGTTGATGGGTTTGATTGCCTTGTGTAGGTACGATACTACACGTTTGCGTGATGGGTCTAGTAGACCCGAAGTCACATACGAAACAGCATCAACTGACATCTTGACACCCTGTTGCGTACCCGCCTTCTCTTGGTACACATAGAACTCGTTGATTCTGTCAACGATCTTTGCGTCTGTCTTTTGATCCTTTTTATATTTGACCTCTTTGACCTTGCGAATCTTCGCAGCGTCAATAGGACGAATCTCTTGAATACCAGCCTTAAGGTTGGATTCATTTACTACCAGATGGTGAACAAGTCTACCATCCACATACCACGAACGGAACATGTCGTGTGCATTGTCGTTGAAGTTCAACATCGAACAGATACCATCGAATTCTTCGATGATCAGTTTCTTAATCTTATCGGACGTTTGCACCTTGTCCAGACTGATCTCTACAGAAGACTCCATGTCGGATGCACTGATAGACTCATTGATGATGTCCTCAAGTGCAGCGTCTACTTCAGGGTGTTCTGCAAGACCACGGTATTTCTTAATGAGTTCTGCATTATCTTTGGCACCATCAC